TACACCTCACTGAAGAACGAAATAGCTTCAAACCATTCAACTATCCTTGGGCGTACGACGCTTGGTTGAAACACGAGCAGTCTCACTGGCTCCACACCGAAGTCCCTATGGCTGAAGACGTTAAGGACTGGAAGAAGAGACTCACGAACGAAGAAAAGCAATTCCTCACGCATATTTTCCGCTTTTTTACTCAGGGAGATATCGACGTTGCCGGCGGTTACGTACGTAATTATCTTCCTTACTTTCCTCAGCCTGAAGTACGCATGATGTTGTTGGGCTTTGCAGCTCGTGAAGCTCTTCATATCGCGGCCTACAGCCATCTGATCGAGACGTTGGGTCTACCTGAAGCTACATACAACGAGTTTCTTGAGTACGCTGAGATGAAGGAGAAACACGACTATATTCTTAAATTGTCGCTACAGAATACTACTAAGGAGAACACCGCTAAGCACATCGCCGTGTTCAGCGCTTTCACAGAAGGTATGCAGCTGTTCTCGTCTTTTATCATGCTGTTGAATTTTCCGCGTCACGGTAAGATGAAGGGTATGGGTCAGATCATCACTTGGTCTATCGTCGATGAGACTCAACACACCGAGAGTATGATCAAGATTTTCAAAGAATATATAAAAGAGAATCCGGAGATTTGGAACGATGAGCTCAAGTCGGAACTTTATACAATCGCTGAGCGAATGGTCGCACTCGAAGATCGTTTTATTGATCTGGCATTTGGCATGGGCCCTATGGATAACCTGGACGCTAATGACGTTAAACATTATATCCGTTATATTGCTGATCGTCGCCTTATTAGTCTTGGTCTCAAGGGTATAATGAAAGTCAAGAAGAACCCGCTTCCCTGGGTGGAAGAGATGATCAACGCTCCTGTGCATGGTAACTTCTTTGAGAATCGAGTAACAGACTATGCCAAAGGAGCTCTTAGCGGTTCTTGGACCGACGTGTGGGGTAAAGCATGATAAGACACTTCGACTGCGAATCATGCGGAGCTCATGGAAAGATAACGTTCAAAGAAACCAACGAGTATAGTTCGTCTGACTTAGCGTATTGTCCCTTCTGCGGAGGGGACATCAGCGAGCTTGAGGACGACTATGAAGAAGATGACGAGAGCCCAAAGGGTTAAACTCATAATCTATAGGATCGCGTTGATAAAGAGGATGATGAAGCTTCTGGCATCTAGATAAATATCCTTATTGAGTTATAGGATAAGGATATGTGGTTATACAAAGGAAGTGAGTTTGATCCTGTTGATATCGGTAAGTATGTTGGGTTCGTGTACATCATCATGAACAACAGCTTGAAGAAGGGATACATAGGTAAAAAGTTATTTTGGTTCTCTCGTACGCGAACAGTTAAAGGGAAAAAGAAAAGAGATAAGGTAGAGTCGGATTGGAGGACGTATTGGTCTTCATCTGAAGAGGTGAAGGAACACGTCAACATCCTAGGTGAGGAGTCATTTACCCGCGAGATACTTCACCTCTGCCAAAACAAAGGGACGATGTCGTACTTGGAAGCTAAGTTGCAGTTTGAGCATAAGGTACTTGAGTTTCCAGACATGTGGTACAACGGCATCATCAACTGTAGGGTACATAGGACGCACGTAAAGCTATGACGTTTCTTCTATTCATATCTGCGCTAGCGCTTTCATCTATCGCAGCATACTACGCCATCATGGGTTTGATGGTTATATTCTCAGGCGCCGCGACGTCGATAGCCATAATGGGCATCGCGTTAGAGGTGTCAAAGATAGTTGTCTCTTCTTGGTTATATAGGAACTGGAAAGAGACTACTCTGCTTCTGAAGACATACTTCACGATAGCAATACTGATCTTGATGGTGCTTACTAGCATGGGCATATTCGGTTACTTATCGAAAGCTCATAGCGATCAAGGCTTCGCATCAGGTGAAGTACAAGCCAGGATCTCATCGATAGATGAGAAGATTAGATACCAAAAGGAGATCATAGATGATGCTCGTAAAACGATTGTTCAGTTGGATAGGCAAGTTGATGAAGCCATCAACAGAACCTCAGCCCAGTCCACCACCGCCGGTGTCGACCGCTCCGTCACCATCCGAAGAAATCAAACCAAAGAAAGAGGAGACCTTGCCAAAACGATCTCCGCCGCCCAAGCCGAAATCGCCAAGCTCAACGCCGAAAAAGCCCCCATCGCCGAAGAAGCCCGTAAAGTCGAAGCCGAAGTCGGGCCGATCAAGTACGTAGCAGCATTACTATATGATGACAATCCTGACAACTCGACGCTAGAGCGAGCTGTCAGGATGATGATCATACTTATCGTCATAGTCTTTGACCCTCTTGCTATACTGATGTTCATAGCGGTCAACCAAAGCATGATGCGTAAGCAAAGAGCTAAAACCGTAGAGGCACCAAAGGTGGAAGAAGTTGTGGTTGCTCCTCCTCCACCTCCACCTCCACCTCCACCTCCTCCAGTCCCTGAAGTAAAGGTTACAACAGTCGAAGAGAAGGTTGAACCTGTCGTAGAGACTGTCGTAGCGAAAGAAGTCGAAACTAAAGAGAAGGTATCAGAACTCGATACCGTTTCCATGGATAAAAAAAAACCGGCCAGCACTTGATCATAGGTGAGGCTATATCTGCCATATCTGAAGTGACTATCGAAAAATCATAATCCACGAAAGTTATACAATTACATATCACCAACTTTGAGGGTAACCATGGAAGGAGCGCGTCAAGTGCCAGCACTACTTAGGGCTAAGGCCGAACTGTCGGACGAAGCGACTGTAAGTCACAACGTCTCATATAGGATCGGGTACATGTCTGTAAGCGAGTTAGCCACGCTACAAAACAGGGCATGTAGAGTTTATCCAGCACAGTCCGTTGCTAAGTCATCTCATCCAGCCGACACCATCGTGAAGGTGAAGGTCGAGGTAGTCCAATGAACGAGGTGAACTCAGTCATCGACAACAAAGAGATGCTCGAGTCTCAAGAGTTTCGTGATTGGATGGAAAGTCTTCTTAAGGAAGAATACCCGATCACCGTAACCTTCGTGAAGTCAGACGGTACAGATCGTACCATGCGATGTACGAAACATTTGGGCAGCATCCCAGAAGAAAAACACCCCAGCGGAAACAAGCAGATCAAGGAAGGCACCGCTATCCGTGTGTTCGACCTAGACAAGCAAGAATGGCGTTCGTTTAAGCCGTCATCAATCAAGCAAATCCAATTTACGTTAGAATGAGGTAAGTGATGATCAACTCCCCAACAGATCGTAAGAAGATCAAAGACGCTTTGCAAGAGATGTCAAACTCGATGGCTCGCGTAGAAGCCGAGAAGGATCTACAGAAGAACATCGTGAACGACATCCACGACCAGTACAAGTTGCCTAAAGGCATGTTCAAACGTATGTCACGTACGTACCATCGTCAGAACTTCCAGAATGAACAGCAAGAGCATGAAGAGTTCGAAAACCTTTACATCGAGGTAGTCGAGTTCAAGCAGAACCCCTGACTGGGAGGGGGCCTATGTACAATAAATCGAGCTTTTGGTATAATGCTTTCATGATTAGGAGTGTACATGGCAACGTCTAAGAAAGATGATCGTGTCAAAGCTAAGCGCGAGAAGATCAAGGCCCTAGGCAATGGTTTTGGTTCAGATGAACCTACCATTGAACCTATGGACTATGTAGCTAGCCTTACTCGTGCGTTGAACTACTACAACGTCGCGCATGACAACAAGGACAAGCGTAAGTGGTTCATGACATACGTTGGCAAAAAGGCCAAAGACTTTGATGGACTAGACGACAACGACTTTCGCTCGATCGGTACCATGGTCAGGCTGAAGCTTCGTGATCAACCTTTGCAAGACAAAGAGCTTAGTTACATCGAAGATACGATCAAGCTTCTTCGTCAACAAGCTGCACACGATCGTGCAAAGCAAGCTGCAAAGGAACAGAAGGCTGAAGCTCCTAAACCCAAGCCTTCGATCCAAGATAGAGTCGCTGAAGCAGCAAGTCAACACATCGCGGAATTCTGCTTCATGTTTGATGAGTTCTTCACGAAAGACGTCGAACCAAACTTTGATGCATACCTTAAAGCCAACAACGTCTCGGCTGTCGTTGCCAAGCAGATCCCTCCAGCTTTCGTCACCCTTTGGAACGAGATGCAAGAGTTGATCGAAGGTAAAGATAAGCAACTCAACGAAGCTTATGCGCATCTTAAGAAGACTAAGGTTAAGAAGGTATGTAAGTTCATCGAAGAACTTGAAGCTGCGTGCGCACAACGAGCGGTAGATGCTAAAGCTGTACGCAAGCCTCGTGCTCGTAAGGAGAAGCCTCCTTCGGTCGTGGCTAAAGGAGTCAAGTTCCTTAAGGAAGTGCCAGAGCTTGGACTTACTTCTGAGAAGCCAGAAAAGATCGTCGGAGCTTCAGAGGTGGTAGTCTACAATGCTAAATATAAGAAGCTGCAGGTCTATCGTGCAGGTGAAGGTGCAACCTTAAGCGTGAAGGGAACGACGATCGTAGGGTACGAAGTCGCTACATCAAGCTCTAAGACGATCCGCAAACCTGACACGCTGAAGGATATGGCAAAGATGACTAAGCGTAGCTTTGCCACAGCCTTCAAGGCTATCAAGTCGAAGGATTCTGCAGTAAACGGTCGAGTGAACGAGCACTGCCTGATCATCAGGGTCTATTGACCCTGGAGGGGGGGGGGGCCTATGTACATTAAATCGACAATTTGGTACAATGGTTCCATAGTCAAAAAGGAAAAGACATGAGAAAGCTAATAGTCGCCCTTGCTCTTACTGCAGCTGCCAGCACCGCTGTCGCGGGTGGCGGCCATGGACACAGGCACGGTCATGGCAACGTGTGGGGCCCTCTGATCGTGGGTAGCGTGTTGGGCTATGCCATAGGATCGGCGCATGGCCACGTAAATGCACACGTACACGTTCCGCACGGAAGCGTGCATATGCATGTACCTCCTCCAGTGTACTCGTACCCATCACATGGATACCATCGTCCGATGGAACCAGTTTACAAGTATGAATCATTCTTCAACCCTGCGTGCAACTGCTACGTTTCGCACCGTGTACTTATTGGATACCAATGATCCTTATTGACTTCAACCAAGTTTGTCTTGCATCCATCATGACGATGCAGAACGAACTCAAGACTGATGATCCTTCAAAGAAGAAGGATCTTATTCGTCATATCGCTTTGTCATCGATCAAGTCTTACAAGAAGAAGTATGGTAAAGAGTACGGTCAGATTGTGATCGCAACTGATGGTCGAAAATACTGGCGCAAAGAAGTATTTGAACACTACAAAGCCAGCCGCAAGAAAGCACGCGAGGCTTCTGATTTGGATTGGAAGCTCATCTTTGATACTCTAACTGAACTTCGCGAAGACCTGCGCGCTCATTTCCCATATAAGGTTGTGAGCGTCGACCGCGCAGAAGCTGACGATATCATTGCTGTTCTCACTGAATGGTGTCAACATAATGAGCTAGTGCAAGAAGGTTTGATGGAAGAGGCTCAAAAGGTTTTGATTCTTTCGTCTGACAAAGACTTTAAACAACTTCAACTGGCGCCATTCTCCACAGGTAACGTCCGCCAGTGGGCTCCGATGCAGAAGAAGTTTATCCAAGCGTCAAAGCAAGAGATTATCAACTTCACAATTGAACATATTGTTAAGGGTGATGCTGGCGATGGCGTCCCAAACATTCTATCTAAAGATGATGTCTTTGTTAAGGGTGAACGACAGAAGCCTGTTAGTGCTAAGAGGCTTGAAGAATTTTATGAGAAAGGCATTGATGCCTGTCGCAATGATGAAGAACGTAGAAATTGGCAACGCAATGCTACTTTGGTTGCTTTCGATAATATCCCGAAAGATGTCAAAGAAGAAATCGTACAAGCGTACCTAAATAGCAAACCGAAGAACGATAAGATGGGAATCATGAATTATTTGATTGAACATCGTTGCCGTTTGTTGTTAGACGAACTTGAGGATTTTTAATGAGAAAATATATCACACAAATGTTAGACGAGATTAACGAAGATCCGTCTAAACTTGAAATGTACAAGAACGATGCTGCTTTAAGAATCGTTCTTACTCACGCCTTTGTTCCTGAGAAGAAGTTTATTCTTCCTGAAGGTGAACCACCGTTCAAACCTGCAGCTGAACCTATGGGTATGACGCCAACTAATCTTTTCAATGAGTTGCGAAGAATGTATGTTTTCTGTCGAGAAGATTTGAAGCCTATCAAGCGTGAAAGTTTGTTCATTAGTTTCCTAGAAGGTATTCACCCAACTGAAGCGAGAATGATGATTGCTGTTAAAGATCAAGAACTTCATAAAGTCTACCCGAAGATCACTAGAAAATTGCTAGAGAAGCACGGGTTGCTGACTCCGAAAGAGAAAAAAGAAAAGCAAGAAACTGCTTGATTTTAATTCAAGGTTGCGGTATAATAAAAGTATGGAAAGTGAGGACTTTTATGAAACCTGCAATCTTAATTCTCAGCGTTGTGGCGACACATGCTATGGCTCTAGACTTTAATACGGAATGGGCTAAGTTCAGTGGCGATTTCGCCAAGCTGAAACCATCCGCAGTTAAGCCTGCGGTTCATGCCTCTCCGCAACCAACTGAAGATTCTCTGATGTTGGTTGATCCTAAGTCACCTGACCGTCTTGGGTTGAGGTTATCTGACCCTGCTATGCGCGATAAGGTAACTTCTCTGTACCAGAGACCTGATGTTGTTGTATATTCAACCACAATTCGTTAATTGGAGATCTATATTATGAAAAAGTTGATTCTTGTTGTTGCAATGGCTGGTATTCTATCCGCCTGTTCCACCACTAAACTGTCAGACGTTGACCCAGTGTCAACTGACGCAGTCAAGTACACTCAAGACTTTGGTAAGGTTGAAGTGACCTTCAACGATAAGGGTGATTGGGATCTAGTAAAGTCGTCTGGTACATCTTCTGTGCCTATTGACGTTGACGCTGGTCTTGAACAAGCAATGAATATTGCCACTCTCCGCGCCAAGCGTAACATCGTTGAGTTCATCAATACTGACCTGAAGTCGTCAAAGTCCACCGAGGCTCTGACCAACTCTTTGGCTAAGAATGTTTCTTCAGAAGACGGTAAGTCCCAAGAACGCGCTGCAAGTATCGCGACGCAAGTACAGGAAAAGATTTCTGTTCAAGCCGATGGTCTGTTGAAGGGTGTGTATGTTGTAGAACGTAAGATCTCTTCGGATAAGAAGACTGTGGTCGTGACTGTTCAAGTTGATAAGCGTTCAATGCGAGCAGCTAACCAACTTCGCTCGAGCCTTGGACAATGAAAAAGCTCTTACTGATTGCTTTGTTTACATCGTTTTCGGTACAAGCCAGTGATGTTCTAACTGTACAGGCTTCTGGTGAGGGATATACCTGTAGACAAGCATTGGATAATGCGAAGCGTTCAGCTTTAGAAAAAGCCAACGGCTCTTTTCTTCACTCAGTTGAACGCGATGTTAATGGTAAGTACACTTCAAAGGTTGAAGAATACAGTGGCGGTGTGATTAAGTCGTTCAAGTATCTTCGCGATGATTGTACATATGTTATTATTGAAGCGCAGGTTGCTCGTCGTTCTAACATAGTGCAGTTTACTGGCGTTGATGTTAAAACCGATCAGGTGATCCATATACAAGGTATTAAAGACGAGCAAGATCGCAAGCAAAAAGCAGTCAAGCTGATTGATAATCGTCGAGAGGCTATCTACTTTCAACCATCAGATACTTCTATGCAGTTAGTTGATGATGGTGTAAGCGTTACTCTTTCTGGTAAATTTGCATTCAAGGATAAGTGGAAGTCTGACTACAAAGACATCCGCGAAATGTATGGTTGGTTTAACCTTCCTTCATTTGCTGTTGATGAGGTTATATTGATCACTGGCTTGGATGAGAATGATAAACCCGTATTCACTCGCAAGATTGTCGGTAACGATAGTTGGAGAATGTGGTACATCACAAAGTATGGGGTTAATCGTTCCGTCGAAGTGCGAATCCATGAAACTGATCCAGTCAGGATGAGGTTTAATGTCAAGATGGAAGAAATTGAACGTGTTAAAAAGTTTATGGTAGAAGTGATATGAAAAAGAAGTGGATTGATGCGTTCATGGATACAGCTGAGCGATTTGCCCAGCTTAGTTCAGCTAAAAGATTGAAAGTTGGCGCAGTTGTTGTAAAAGACAACCGCATCATCTCTATCGGTTATAACGGTACACCTGCTGGTTGGGATAACTGCTGCGAGGAAGATATATATGATGATAATGGTGATTGGCTAAAGAACCAAACAAAGGCTGAAGTCATTCATGCAGAAGCCAACGCGATCGCTAAACTGGCACGTGATGGCGAATCGGGTCTCGGTGCAGATATTTTCATCACTCATGCTCCCTGTGTTCAATGCGCGAAGATGATATATGGAGCAGGGATCAAGAACGTGTGGTATCGTGAATCGTATCGCGATGACGCAGGTGTTGTCTTCCTTGAGAAGTGTGACATCAAAGTTTTTAAAAATATTTTGAAAAAAGATTGACTTTTATTCAAAACTGAGTTAAAATTTGTATAAATAGTTCTACTGACACTAGTGTCAGTAGA